CAACTGGTCTATGTCCAACTACAACAATCAGACGTTCATTATCGGCGGTAAGTCCATTGAAAGCGTAGTCCGTAACGTCATTAAGCCTTTGCAGTCTCTAGCATGGGCTAGAAAGCGTTTCTCAATGTCATACTCTAGCTATACGCATGAGTTGACCGTAAGGCGTGGCAAGGTTAAGAACGTCTACGTTGTCTTTGGCGGTAAAGACGCAGCAAGTTACGAACTGGTACAGGGTTTCACGGCAGCTGGCTGCTTGATTGACGAGGTCGTTCTATGCGTAAGGTCATTCGTGGAGCAATGTCTAGCCCGTTGCTCTGTTCAAGGCGCCAGGTTCTTCTTCAACTGTAACCCTGCTTCACCTACTCACTGGTTCAAGAAAGAATGGATAGATAAAGCCCGTGAACATAACGCCCTGTATCTTAAGTTCACACTAAGGGATAACCCTAGCCTTTCAGAGGACACTCTAAGACGCTACGAGACTATGTATAGCGGGGTATTTCACCAACGCTATATCTTGGGTGACTGGGTGGCAGCTGAGGGCGTTGTATACGATTGTTTCGACAAAAAGACCATGTGCAGGGATATAGACGTTGACGGTTCGGACATTGTGTATTGCTCCATTGACTACGGAATTACAAACCCGTTTGCGGCCCTGCTATGGGTTGTACGTAACGGGGTAGCCTATTGCTTTAGGGAATACCGATACGATAGCAAAGAGGAACAGAGACGTTTAACAGACGAGGAACATTGGGCTAACGTAAAAGCGATGTTCAAAGGCTTATGGGTTGATGAAGTTATCGTAGACCCTAGCGCCTCTAGTCTGATTGAGTTGATACGCAAAGAGGGCTTTTACAATGTCCGAGGGGCTAAGAATGATGTCCTAAAGGGAATACAAAACGTTACAACCTTAATGAACACACACAAACTAATCATTTCACCCGCTTGTACAGGGCTATTGTCCGAGTTGAGTGTATACTCATGGCAGGGTAAAGGTGATACCGTCATTAAAGAAAACGACCATTCATGTGACGCAATGCGTTACTTTGTGGAGACAATCGGTATCAATCTATTAGACATGAACTAGAGAGGCTTACACTATGGGTCTAATCAATTCACTACTTGACAGCATAGCCCGCTCACTGGGTAGACGTATCCAAGGCATGGAGCAATCACAGGCATACCGTGACAGTGGTCGCAAAGGTGAAGAGTTCTCGGTAGAGAGTATGGTATCTGAGAGCCTCGCAAACCTTATGACAATGCAGTTTACTATGCCTGTAGTTGGTTCGTCTGATAGAGCCGTGGCATTGGATAGAGTTAGTACCGACTTTGTACGAGACAGCTTTACAAACGTCTGTTCTATGGCGTTTCTGACAGGTGACTGTATCACTGTTCCCGCATGGAACGGGCGTTCTATGTATAACTCAATCGTGACCGCTGAGAACTTCGCTATTTTGGGCGCTAACGGTACAGAGATTACAGCTTGTATCTATATCGTGGACGAAAAGAAAGAGCGTAACGGCGCTAAGTGGACGCTGTTACGTCTGATTGAGTTAGTCCCTTATACAGCGTTTGACGGCTCTCAGACGTTCGCAAACCGCTATAGAACGTATGTAGCTAAGAACGGCGTTATTCAAGACGATGACGCATTTAAGCAATTCCCCGATTGGTCGGCATATGGTGAACAGGCTGAATGGATAATTCCTAACGTTGACCGTCTCCTAATCGGTCGTTATCGTTCGTTCACTCTGAACCCTCAAAACCCTAACGCACAAAAAGGCACACCGATTTGTTACGGTGCGTCTAAGCCTATTCAAGAAATTCACTACCTAATCGATAAAATGCACGCTGAGTTTGCGCTATCTGAGAAAGCTGTATTTGCTGATAGGTCTCTGTTCGTTAAGGACTACCAGCGAAACGCAGACGGTGCGATTGTAAACGCCCGTCTAAAGCTACCCGAGGGCAGAGAGCGCCTATTTATGACTATGCAGGGTACAGGTTCAGACGGTTCACTATTGAACGAGTGGGCGCCTACTATTCAGCTACAGCCTTACATTGACGCTCTAGAGAAACAATATCAAGAGGTTGAGAAGTGCGTAGGCATTTCCTCAGGCGTTCTATCCAACCTAAACGAGCAGGCATATCAAAACGTTGATAACGTGCGTAAAGCTACCGTAAAAACTCAGTCATTCATAGAGACAGGGCGTAAGGTTGCTGAAAGCTACCTAGACGATATGGTCTACAGCTGGAATGCAATCTACAACTACTACAACGTGACACCCGTTGGTGATTATGACGTAGAGTATAAGTGGAGCGATGAATACATCAACACGTTTAGCGACCAGCAAAACGCTATTTTGGCAGGTAACGCAATCGGCGCAACGGACGCGGTAGACTATCGTATGTTAGTCATGGGTGAAAGCCCCGAGGTTGCAAGGCAAAGGGTTGAGGAAATTGCAGCGTCTAAGCCTACTAACCCACTGTTTGAAGAGGTTGAATAGTGAATGACAGAGACCGTACAGGGATAGAACTAGCAGCCCTAGCGGGTGAGTTGGCTATCCTCATGGTGATAGCTAAGCACTTAAAGCGAGTAGACGAAAACACTACCTATTCGGACGTTGCTAAGTGGTCTTTAATCGGTCTAGTTGATATTGCCACAATCGCAAATAACACGTCTAACCTGCTTACTAAGCGGGCTAGGCGTGTGTTTGGTAATGGAGCGGGTGAGATTGACGCATGGAGCGCCCCGCTATTTGCTGCAAATGCTAGAACGTTCCACAGCGTGAGCGATATTTACACCGCTAGTACAGCCCTAGAAACGGGGCTAGGCTCAACCGCTCACACAATCGAAACAATGTTTTCAACGTCTGTTATGGGTCTAGTCAACCCACAGGGGCGTATCGTTCCTATTGCGCAGGCATACCGTGAGAGCCTACAGGAAGCCGTCTCAGCTATGCAAGCGGGAGAATTGAACTATGTGCAGTCTATTAAGCGTATGACCGCTAGAATGGCTCAGAGAGGCGTTAGAGTGTTCTACCCTAGCGGCGTTACCCGTGAGTTGTATTCAGCGGTAAGCGGGAACGTCTATGACAACTATCGCATGACAATGCAAAAAGCCCGTGAAGAGGTAGGCGTAGCGTTTGGCGCTAATGGTGTAGAGATATCGGCTCACGGTTTATGTGCAGCCGACCACTTGCTATATCAAGGCAAACAGTACAGCTATACAGAGTTCAAGCGCATAAACGAGAGTTTACCCCGTCCTATTGCGCATGGCTATAATTGCCACCACACTACAACGCCTATTATCCTAGGGCTATCTAGACCCGCTCAGAGCCGTTCACAGCTTAAAGAACTACGGGAACAGTCTCAGAGGATAGTCCATACCTCAAACGGTGATATGACAGCCTACGAGTTCACGCAGTATCAGAGGCGTATGGAGACCGCTATACGTAAGAAGTACGTAGAGAAAGCCGTTTTACAGGCAGCGGGAGCAGATACGGCGGGGCTGGATAGCGATATTAGAGACGCTACAAGGTTCTACAGGGCTGAGAGCCGTGCAGCTGGTATAAAGCCTCACATGGAGCGTGTGACGGTTTACAAGCCGTCTAAATAGCCTTACAATACAAGGCATACCACCAGCGGGGCTACTCCTTTCACCCGCTGGTGTTTTCTTATGTGTAGGAAATGTGCAGAAAATATTTATAAAATTGTTGTTGACAACCCGCAACACACGGCGTATAGTTGTTATCAACAAAGAGGGAAACACACGGTAAGCCCTCGACACGAAAGGAAACAGTATGACAGACGCAGAAAAGTTCACGGGAATTATTGAAAAGCAGGGAATTAAAAGCGTTACCGTTTATCTGTTCCATGAAACAGAAATGATTTTCAAGCAGGTTTTTGATTGTGAGAAAGACCTAGAAGAGTTCGGAGTGACCGCCGATAGCGTTACCATGGAAAAGGGTTGCGACATAAAGTATTGTCCTAACGGTTTACCCTTTGAGTGCTTTGAAGATACCTACAAGTATCTGTTTGTTTACAAGTGGTAGAAAGGACTAGGCGGGGTGTAAAAGCCCGCCATACCATAGGGGGAGATATGGAGCGTACCTATTCAAAGTTAACAGAGGCGTATGTAATGGTATCTAAAAGCCGTGATGATACCGTACTACCAAAACATGAAGATATTTCACCGCTATTAGGTGATAGGGTACGGGCTAGCGGGGGCGCTTACGTTTGGTACAAGCCCGTAAAGCGTTCAGACGGTTCAACTGAACTACAACCGCTAGGGGTTCATTGGACTGATAACGGACTAGACTACTTTATTAACATTGTAGGTAGCCTAGATGATGAATGACGTTTCACCCGCCCAAGCTGAGAAACTCTATCAAGCCGTTCTAAATTGTGATATAGAGGTTATCCCGTCTGAATTGGACGGGGTAACCGTCATAAAAGGGCGGACATATCCGTTTAGAGACTTGCTAAAAGAGTTCGGCGCTATATGGGATAGCGATACTAAAGAGTGGTTAGTAGACTTTTCGGACGCAACCGAACTAGGAGACTACTTTCTAAGCCTGTTCTAAGGCGTTCTAAGCCCCTATATTGCCACGGCTGGATAATTTACCCGTAAAACAACTAAATAGCCTTGTAGAAAGCCTTTGAGAAGTGTTGTACAATGTTTCTCAGAGGCTACGTCTTTATGTAGCTACCGTGTACCGCTTAGTGAGCGGTTAAAAAGTCAACTTAGACGGGAGAAAAGCAATGCAGGACATTCAGGACATTCTAAAGGCTCAGGGTATTGAGGTCACAGAAGAGCAGATGAAAGCTATTAAGAACGGCGTTCTTGAGAATTACCGTTCAAAGGCTGAAACCGAGGCTAAGGCTGCCAAGGTTAAAGAACTTGAAACACAGCTGGAAAAGGCTAACGCTGCACTTGAAAGCGCCTCAAAGGTAGACCCTGCTAAGTCTGAAGAGATTGAAGCCCTCAAAACTCAGATTGCTGAGTACGAGAAAGCAGAAACAGAGCGTAAGACCAAAGAGGCTGAAACCGCTAGCCGTTCGGACTTTAGGGCTAAGTTTGACGCTGAAATTGGTTCTAAAAAGTTTGTTTCTAAGGTTGTAGGAGACGCAATTTTTAATGCTGCTTATGCAACCGCTAAGGCTAACCCTGATATGAGCATTGCGGACGTACTCAAAACAGCCACGGGTGACGATAAGGGTATTTTTGCTAACCCACAGGCTGACCCGCAAAAAATGCCTATGGGTGAGCCAACGGCTCAAGGCGTTCAGCCTATTCAGTCACTTGAGCAGGTTAAGGGTATGAGCGTGGACGATGTGCGCAAGCACATGGACGAAATTAACAAGTTACTGAACAAGTAAGGGGTTCTAACATGGCAACTACAAAGTTTGTTCCACAGATTTGGAGCGCAAAAATTCTCGATTCCCTCGATAAGGCACTTGTTTATAACAAGCTGTTTAATACCGACTACGAGGGCGAGATTACTGAGGCGGGTGACACCGTCCATATCGGTTCTATCGGTAAGGTCACTGTTAAGCCTTATGCCAAGGGTTCAGCTATTGCAGCCCCTGACGCTGTAAACGTTGAAGACCAGACCCTCGTTATTGATAAGGCTGAGTACTTCAATGTTTCCGTTGATGACGTTGACGCTGCACAGTCTAAGGCTAATCTGATTGACGGCGCTACCACCGAGGCAGGCAATTCCTTTGCTGATTCTACCGACCAGTATCTAGCGGGCGTTCTTGCTGCTAAGGGTGGCGTTAAGCTGGGTACTACCGCTGCACCTATTACCATTACCAAAGAGAATGCATATGACACTCTGATTGACCTCAAGGTTAAGCTGGATAAGGCTAACCTGCCTAAGGCTGGCCGTGTTTGCGTTGTTCCTGCTGAATTTGAGGGCTATATGCTCCGTGACCCTCGATTTGTCGCAGTCTCTGACGCAGGTGAGCAGCGTCTCACAGAGGGCACTGTTTACCGTGCTGCTGGTTTTGAGATTCAGACCTCCAACAACGCTCCTAGCCCTGCTACTAACGTGTTCACCGTTATTGCTGGTTCTCCTGTTTGCGGTACTTTCGCTAATCAGGTTCTTAAAACTGAGGCGTACCGTCCAACTGACCGCTTTGCTGACGCTGTTAAGGGTCTTCACGTCTACGGTGCAACCGTAACCCGTCCAAACGCTGTTGGACTTGCTTACGTTAAGTTCACCGCTTAAGCGCTACCCCGTCTGTCAATTTAGCCCCTGCCTGTATAATACGGGTAGGGGCTTTTTATTAGAGAAAGAGGCACTATGTATCTGACTTATGACAAATACGTTTCCATGGGTGGCAAGCTGAACACCGCTGATTTTGCTAAGGCTGAGGCTGAGGCTGAGAGTTTGCTCGATGTATGGACACTCAACCGCCTAAAGTCTCCAAGCGTTCTAAGCGATTTAGAGGCGCAAGGTTTGGGTGGTGCGGTAAGTAATGCCACAATGGCAATTATCGACCGTCTAGACGGTATCAGAGAGGCTAGAAAGGCTATTGCTAGCGGTCAAGTTGTAACCAGTTTCAACAATGGCGTTAACTCGTTCAGCTTTGCCAACGGTGGCACTACAAACAATCAAGCTGAGGTTGAGGCTTACGTGAGGGTTTGCGAGTTGTTACCGATTGATGTTGTTTCGGCGTGTGTTTGCTGGAACAATGCGAGGTAGACGGTATGAATATCAACACTGAAAGGCTGCTAAACCGTACTGTAACCGTTATCAACCGTCTAGACGCTGAACACTATGATTTGGAGTATGACGCTTACAAAGCAACCGTATACAGCCCTGCTATGTGGTCTGAGAGGGTTCAGAGGTCTGTAACCTCTGACGGCCAAGCGGTTACGGCTAAGTCCTACACGGTTCAGATACCTGTAGACGCTGTACCCGCTGAGAATGGTACGCAGGCTATCGCTGGAATTGGTGATTTTGTCGTTTTGGGGCACGTTGTTGTTCCCGCTGGGTCAAGTAGAACAGACGTTCTAAAGCAACTAAGCGGGTTACCCGCTTTTGAGGTTCAAACTGTACGTGATTTATCGACAAATGGAGCAGTTGAAAACGGTACAGGCATACTTAAATATTTGAACGTTATTCATTTAGAGGGTACGGGAATTGGTAGGGGGTAGTAAAAATTGGTAGACCCCCCCTACCAAAAATTGGTAGACCCCTACCAAAATTTAATACCCCTTATATATGTTATAAGAAAGAGATAATCTAGAAATAGATAATATAGGTTAAAGAAAATATAAAAAGAAATTGGCGAAAAATGGCAAAGATTGAACATGACCTAGGCAAGGTTTATTCGTTCATTGACGGGGCTAACTCAGACCCTACTCTAGGGCGTTTCCTCGCTACAGAGGCAGCCCGTGGAATGACCCCGTATGTTCCTATGTTCACGGGTATACTTGCAGCAAGTGCAACCGTTGAGCCGTTCGCAGTGACCTATAACACGCCATACTCTAAATACGTTTATTACGGTGACCGTATGCGTATCTCCAAAGAACGCCACCCGTTGGCAAGTACTCACTGGGACAAACCCTATTTGGCGGCACACCTAGAAGATTTGTGTAGGGCTGGAACGAACTTTCTCAACAAAAGGCACTAGAGCCGTTTTAAGCCTTACAATAGACTAAAACGGGTAAGTACTTAGAAAACGGCGTAAATAAGCCTTAGAATGGCTTAGAAAGTCTCTGAGAGGTATCTAATGAACATACAGGGTAAGACTAAAGCGGTTCAAGAATGGTTAAAGACTAACCCGCTGGTTGGTAAGCGCCTTAAAATCAACGCTACCGATATGAAAGAGGGCGAAATAGCGGTAAATGTGGTATCTAATACCGACCTAGACACCGCTTTTATTGACGGAACACAGGAGCGTAAATACACGTTTGCTTTGGTATTCGTTAAAAGCTGGTCGGCTGGGTACGATAAAGTCAACATTGAGGCTATGGAGTTCGGCGAGAAAGTCACCGACTGGATAACGGCGCAGTATCTCAACGACAATATGCCTGACTTTGGGAAATCGTGTACAATTAGGGCAATTAAACCGCTGCAAAATATCCCTGACTGTTCAGCGGTTTATAGTGAAGTTGGTAACGCCCGTTATCAGCTTTTATGCGATATCGTGTACTGGGAGAAAGAGGCATAATTATGCAGCTAACAAGGGATAAATTCGTACCGTTGATTGATGTTTCTGAACAGAAAAATCTTTCTAAGTTGGTACGTATCGACAAGTCTACTAAGTTTGAACTTTCGTTCAACGCACAGACTGACACAAAGGGTTACATTTGCGACAAGAACGACAGTACAGAGGTTACAGGTTACCAGCCTGAGTTGCCTGAGGAAATTATCCTAGACAATACTAACCCTCTGTTTAAATTCATGTTTGAGTACGCTAAGAAATTCCCTATCGGTACAGCTTGTAACGTACCTGTTGTACTAGGTATTCCTAGCATGACCACAGGCGCAACTACAGACGCTATTTTGTGGCAAGAGGCAAGTATCATCATTGATACTCTGAACACCGTAGACGGTACTCTTTCGTTCAAGATTGGTCTGAACGGTACGCCTAAAATGGGTACTCTTACGGGCTTGGGTACTGATAACGTTAAGTTTGTACCAGCGGTAAGCGCTTAGTTTATCGTCAAATGCTATACTAAGGGGCTAAGGGGTAACCTTTAGTCCCCTTTTTATCCACGTAGAAAGGTAAAACAATGGTTGAGTACACAGACAATCAAGGTATTACGTTCGAGTTGCCTAAGTTGACTACTAAGCTAATGGCAGAAATGAGCAAGGTCACGCAAAGCGGCGATATTGTCGAGACGGTCAAGGCTAAATACGGTTTTGTAAAGCTATGTCTACCAGCTGAGTACCTTAAAGAGCGCCTAGACGGTTCTAAGATTGATGATATCGACCTTGTAGAGTTGGCAAAGGTCTATTCAGACGTTGCCAACGCCTATAGCGCCCCTATGTTCGAGGCTAACACGCAGGGAGTAAATGAGCAGTTAGACCGTATTAAACCTATGGTAGACGTTGCTCAATCAATGGCAAGCGTGGCAGCTGCTAATAAGAACACAAGGCAAGTATTTAAGGCTATCTAATGATTGACTTGAGATATTCAGACCTCCCCGCCGCCTTAGAGGTTGACGGGGAGGTTTTCGCTATCAAAACAGACTTTAGAGTGTGGTTAGCGTGGTTAGAGAGCCTCGAGGTCAACGGTATAGCTGAGTACGGCATATTCGAGAGCGATATACCACAGGGCGATAGCTGGGTAGAGGTTGCTCAACAGTTCGCACTAAGCGCCCCTGTAACGCCTGTAGGCAAGGCAACAGAAACCGTACAAGCGTTTGACTTTATTCGAGACGGTGACTATATCGTAGGTTCGTTCCAACAAGCCTACGGCATAGACCTCACAGACCCCGCCCTAAAAATGCACTGGCATAGGTTTCTAGCCCTGTTTAGGTCACTACCCGAAACCTGCATAATGTCCAAGATTATGGGTTATCGCACGTTCAAGAAAGCCGATAAAGACGATTATAATAAGAGCATGGAAAAGGCTAAGAGAGCCTATACCCTACCGCAAAAACATACGTTTATGACTGAACAGAAAGCGGTACAGGATAAGGCTATAGATGACTGGGCGGACTGGGCGTTTGGCAAGGCTACACTGTAACCCTAAAGTAACCCTCAAGTTAGCAGGTCATAAGGCAGAAAGAGGTTAGAATTGGCTGACGGCGCAATTAAAATCACGCTTGACGTGCTAACGGGAGACGCTAAGGGTAAGGTCAATGAGTTCGTAGGGGCTACAGATGAAGCACTAGGCTCTGTAGGAGACAAATCAAGTAGCACGTTTGACGCTCTAAAAATCGCTGGTATCGCTGCATTTACAGCGGTAGCGGCTGCAGTAGTAGGCTTTGCAAAACAGGCATTTGACGCTTATGCGCAATATGAGCAGTTGGCGGGCGGTGTATCTAAGCTATACGGTACAGCTGGTAAGTCTATTGAGGAATACGCCGCTAGTGTTGGTAAGTCTGTATCTGATGTAGAGGGTGAGTATAACCGTCTACAGGCGGCGCAAGATTTAGTGTTTCAAAACGCTAATGACGCTTGGAAAACAGCGGGTATGGACGCTAACCGCTATATGGAGGTTGCTACTAGTTTCTCAGCTAGCCTAATCAATTCTCTAGGCGGTGACACGGTAGCAGCTGCTCAACAAACCGATGTAGCTATGAGGGCTATCAGCGATAACGTAAATACTTTCGGTACTAACGCCGACAGCGTTACTCAGGCGTTTCAGGGGTTCGCACGACAGAATTTCATGATGCTTGATAATCTGAAATTGGGATACGCAGGCAGTAAAGAGGGTATGCAGCAACTTATTGCAGACGCTAACGCTTACGCAGCTGCAAACGGCCAAGCTGCTAATTTATCTATTGACAGCTTTAGCGATATTGTCACAGCCATTGAACTTGTACAGGAAAAGCAGGGTATCGCTGGTACAACCGCTAGAGAGGCAGCAACTACTATCGAGGGTTCTATTGCCTCTTTAGGCGCTGCATGGAATAATTTTGTAGCTGGTATCGGTAAAGACGGTATCGACCTAGAGCCTTTAGTGCAGAATGTAGTAGAGGCTTTGGGTAACGTTGTACATAACGTTGTACCCGTTGCGGGTCGCATTATGGCGGGGCTGGGTTCGGCTTTAATCAATGCAGTTCCTCAAATGGTTCAAGGCTTAGGTTCAGCTATCTCAGACGCTTTAGCGGGTATCGGTATCCAGCTACCTAGCCTAAATATTGACGGTCAAATGTTCGACAATCTGAACGGCGCTCTTGACCCTGTAATTGAGCATATGCAGAATGTTAGCGATATGCTCGTAAGAGTGTTCAATAACCCTACTGTACAGGCTGGTATAACCTCTATTGTTGGGTCTTTGAACGATATAGGAAACGTTCTAACCGCTACATTGGCTAATGCTATTCAGTTCATCGTTGATATTTCAGAGCCGTTTATACCTGTTATTGAGAATTTGGCTATTGCTATCATGCCTGTTCTTCAAGGTGCGTTCGAGTTCATAGCTGGCGTTTTAACTGGTTTAGCCCCTATTCTGAGTATCGTTTTTGATGTTATTAGCGGGCTAGCTAACATTATTGCGTCTGTTTTGCTGGTAGCAATCGAGGCGCTACAGCCTTACTTAGAGGTTATTGGTCTAGCTTTTACCGTGCTAGGTGAGTACGCTGCAGCCCTAGGCATGGCACTAATGGACGTTTACAACGTCATTACTGGTTCGGTACAAGCTGCACTAAACGGAATATCAGACTGGATAAATAACAACGTGATACCAGCCGTTACCGCTTTTTCGGCGGGTGTAAGCGCATTAAGTTCGCTTGTTGGAGACGCTTTCAATTCAATGGTTAACGCCGTTTCCCGCTTTGCGTCTGATTTTGCCAACGGTGCGAGACGTGCAGCCGATGACTTTGGTTCAAACCTTAGAAGAGGACTTGATACCGTGGTTAACGGTATTGGTTCAGTTGGACGTAACATTGTTGACGGTATCGTAGGCGGTATTAGGGGTGCAATCGGAAACGTTACAAGCGCCCTTAGAGGTGGTATCGAGAGCGCAATCAACAACGTAAAGGGTTTCTTGGGTATTCACTCACCGTCTAGACTTATGCGTGACCTAATCGGCGTAAACATGGCAAAGGGTGTAGCAGTTGGTATTGATGTTGGTTGGAAAAAGTCTGACCCGTTCAGCGGTATGAGGCAGGATATTAACGACAATATCAACGGCGTTCAGTTGGATATTAGCCGTAACGGTTCTATGCTGAGTTCATGGTCTAATGGTTCTACAGCGTCAACGAAAATCAATCAGACGTTTAATACTAACGTTGTACGTGCAGATGATGACCTATATACCGCTGCTACAATCATTCATAGAAACGCACTGTATGAGGCTCAGGGGGTCTAAATGCAAACATGGCAAGCCGTCATTTCTAAGGGCGGGCGTAAGGTTCATATCAACGGTACGGGAGGGGCTACAGG